CGCCTTCTGGTGGCTTTGTAATGGTTAGCGAATGGTTTGGAATATAAAATAGGATAACAATTATGCTCACATTACTCGGATCACTGCTAGGCTTCTTGGGCTCATTTGCCCCACATCTATTAAAGTTCTTCCAGGATGGGAAGGATAAAGCCCATGAGCTTCGTATGTTAGAAGCACAGGCTCAGAATGCTGATAAACTGCGTGAGTGGGATGCTAAGATACTTGGTACATTGATGGACTCTCAAATAGATATAGCACAAGAAGCTGACTTATCTGCTAGAGGAAAGAGTGATAGACCAGGTTTTGTTGGGGCTTTAACTGAATCAGTAAGACCAGTAATCACATATTGGTTCTTTGGTTTATATGCATTTATTAAGTGTGCTGTTATCTATATTGTAGTAGCAGATAATGGTATAAGAGCAGTTATTGACACTCCTTGGGTATTCTGGAATGAATGGGATGCAGTATTACTGGCTACTATCATTAGCTACTGGTTTGGTGATAGAACCATGCGTAGGCTGAAGAAGTAACTATGCGTATATCTCCTAGAGGGATCGCTTTAATCAAGAAGTATGAGGGTCTTAGACTCAAAGCTTATTACTGTAGTGCGAATGTATTAACTATTGGTTGGGGAAGCACTGGTAAGCATGTAACTCCAGATATGGTCATTACTAGAGAAGAAGCTGAAGAGTTACTAAGTAAAGACTTGGTTAGATTTATATTTGGTGTGTCTCGATTATGTCCTAAATCTATAAGAGGACAGTTTGATTCCCTCACATCGTTTTCATTCAATCTGGGCTTAGGAGCATTACAGAGAAGCACTCTTAGGATGAAGGTGAATCGTGGAGAGTATGATAATGTCCCAGCAGAGTTTAAGAAGTGGGTGAGAGGTGGAGGAAGAATACTTTCTGGCTTAGTTAAGCGCAGAGAGGAAGAGGCTAAGTTATTTATAGAAGGGTAGGTAAGTTTCTTGAAGAAGCCAATTAAAAAGCCCGTTAAGAAAGGCTACTAACTAAAAAGCCCCTTAGATCACTCTAGGGGGCTTTCTTTTGGGTGGAGGGATTTTACCCTCTGATTAGTCCTTTATTACAGCTTTGAGCATATCATCTAGCTTCTGCTCTAAGGCTTATGTCCTGTAAGTGGACAGCAACATATCCTAAGCTAAGTAAACAGTGCATTCTTCTAAACTAATCCACACATACTACACGTTTCTCGTCAGCACCCAATCTGTAATCTAGCGCACACTAAGTAAGTCTGGTACTGCCTCGCCTGAAGCAGCCAACGACCTACACACGGAGCCTATGATCACAGCTAAGTAAGTCTGGTACTGCCTCGCCTGAAGCAGCCAACGACCTACACTCTTAACTCTCCACAAAATGCTTAGGTGACTCCAGACTTAGCTGGGCAGTTACCTTAAGCGTATTGAAGGGAGTAATCTCAATATGACTAGAAATAACTTGGTCAGGTCTAATCTGGAAAGACTGTAGCACAAGTTGCTTTACTTTGTCAATAGATAGTTCAGTATCAAATTCTGTGTAATTCATAAGTGATAGCTCCCTACTTTTTGTATTTTAAATTCGTGAATTTCATACTCATCAGCATTATAGCGATGAAACTTACTGTTTCTTAAAGATGACTTAGCCCCTGCAATAGAGCTATAATATGTATTAGTCTTGAATTTGCTAGGATTTATATACCTATTAGCATCTTTACTCCATATCTTAAAAAGACCTTTAGCTGCTGAATTATACGCCATAATTTTCCTCCATCAACCGTTTAATGCCTTCTTCTTTTAAAGCTTCATCTGCTGGTCTATTGTCTTGATAACAGATATAAATACTAACCTTATTATCAAAAATTAAGTAACCTTTATGTTTAGTCCTAATTTCCATGTAATAATGCCTTACTTGACTCTGGAAATAGTTCTAGCATAATCTGTTTTATTTGTAAAGCTATTTCTCTAGTTTCTTTTTGTGTGTCCATAGTAGTGCGTAGATTTACGACACGAGCAAAGGCGTATAAGCTACCACTCCAATGGAACTCAGTGTATGTGTTTAGTGGTAGAATCATCCTAGCTTGTTCAGGACATACTCCATTACTGATAAGCCTACGATATGAATAAAGCATATCCAAAGCGAGTGGCTTCAGGAACGTATCAATATCAATGAAGTCCTGAGATTCGTTCTCAATAGTTTCCCCATCTTCAGTGGTATCATAAGAATACTTAGAGATGATAACATCTTTCACAACTTCATCAGAGCTGCCCTGCTTCTTGTTAGCAGCTTTCTTACGCCATTCAGTAGGCCAATAAAGCTCTGGCTGAGTGTCTACATATCTGCGAGATACTTCGTTCCAGCTTAAGCCTACTTGGTGTTTAGCAAGCTGTCTAGTAACGAAGATTGGGGCTTTGATGTGGAAGGATAAGAAGCAGTGTGAGAATGGACTCCAATGTTGATGATCTGCTAGGTATTTTATTAGCTTCTTATCAGCATAAGCTAATCGTTTCCCTGCATACCAAGCTGGTGTTTCTGTTTTAAACAAACTATTTAACACATAAGTAGCATTACCATACTTCTTTGCATGTTCTGCTTTCTCTTCTTCAGCTAAATCATTAGAAGTATAGGCTCCTGTAAGATACTCACTCTTCTTATTAAAGCTAACTCTAGCTGCATTGACTACAGTCAGATCGCTTCCCATATGGTCTAAAAGTGTTACTTTCATTTATCCTCCCCCATTTATATTTATTGCCAGTCTCTCGAATTATCTCAATAGCAGTTTTCCATCGTTGCACCATAGCTCCATACTTCTCTGGAGTAAAAGGAGCACCTATAGGAAACCCATCCATGTCATCTATTCTTTCTAAGATACCAGGATATTCTTTTTCTAAAGCTCTTAACTCTACGTTTAAATAAGCAAGCTCTATTGATCCACCGTGTTGTGTGAATGGAAACTCACTCATCCTGTTTATACCGCAACACAGCTATATCATGCTTTAGCTCTTGGATAGATTCAAAGATGTTATTAATAGCTTCTGTACAAGCTACTGAATAGCAGTTAGAGAACTGAGCATTCTTTAGCTTACCCATTAACTCGTGTTGAATATGATTAAGCATCTTTGTTCTCCCATGTAGTGATAAGCTTATTAAGATACCACTGAGCTTTCTTTAAGTCTTCCACACCATTCTTATATTCGTATCTCCAGAGGTATTTAATGATGTTACCTTTTAGATAGCCTTTGAATTGGTTTGGCTCCATAGAAGCTTCAATAGCATTAATACACTCCACACCTTTATGATTATAATGATGTGGATTGTTTACATTGTCCTTCACTGGTGGCTCGTAGCGATGCTCAATGTTACCATCCTCATCTTCAGTAGTTACTAAATGTAATGTATTAAAACAGCTCATACTATTTCCCCTTCTTAGTTGATTTACTTCCATTGCATCCCCAAGCTTTCCTGCGCTTATTATTAGGACTATCTGGATCTCTAGCCTTCTTAGCAGATTCTCCGCCTTTTGCAAGCATTTCCTTTTTAATACCACCACTTCTAGCACAATAGGAATCTCCACGTTTAGTGCCAGGAAATGCTACATGCTTTCGTGTCTTCCCTTCGCTATCTTTATAAGCCATATACTCTCCAATCAAATAGGGGAGAAGATTGCTCCTCTCCCCAGTTAATCCTTACATCTTACCTTTAGCTTTAGCTGCTGGCTTAGCTTTACCAGACTTACTCATGGCAATCGCTACTGCTTGCTTCTGAGGCTTACCAGCTTTCATCTCAGCTTTGATGTTAGCAGATACTGCTTTGTTACTAGAACCTTTCTTTAACGGCATAATATACTCCTTAAGTTTACATTTAAAATTACACAGATTATACATCAGTGTTTGGTATAGTAAGCTAAAGTTTACCATAGCCTACCTTATCTCTATCTACTACATATCCACAGCCTTGTAAGAACTGAATAAACCTATCGAACACGGTATCAATGTCATCCTCAACAGATCCTCCAGATACTTCCACATTATTATATGGAGAGGTTTCTTCATCGTAGTCATATGGATTAAATGTAAATTTAAATACGCTCATTAGTCTTCTCCTTATATTTAATTGTTACTACGTGACCATCTCCGCCATTAAAAGAAGCCCCCACTAATGCCTCCTTTAGCGTAACTGGTTGGTCTTGCTTCAAAGAAATTTGCATGTTCTACTCCTCCAATCATGTCATCAAACCACGGCAGAGGATTATCCTTCACCTTATAGTTAGCCTTTAGTCCTAGCTGTAGCAAGCGTCTATCTGCTATGTGTCTCACAAATAGCTTAGTATCTTCCTTAGTTAGTCCCTCTATATTACCCATTTCGAAGCTTAAGTCAATAAAATTATCTTCTAATTCTACCATGTCTCTACAGATTTGATATAGCTCAGCTTTGAAGTCATCAGTCCAGATTTCCTTATTCTCTTTGATGAACTCACGGAATAGCTGAATCATATACTTCACATGCAAGCTCTCGTCTCTTACTGACCAGCTAACAATCTGTCCCATACCTTTCATCTTATTAGCTCTAGGGAAGCTGAGTAACATAACAAAGCTGGAGAAGAGTTGCAAGCCTTCTGTGAATGCAGAGTAGACTGCCAGGGATTTAGCAATAGTC